ACGCGACGACGCAAAGAAACATGTTCGTGAGAAGGATTGGTGTATTGAAGTTCGACTACATGTTTCATATTACTTACCCATCTTCTTAGCAGCGGCTGACTTTAAACGAGCCTTGATTACATCACCGTAAGTAATCTTCTTTGGATCACCGTGATGAGCAGCAAGTGCCTTTTCTTTTGGAGTTACAGCAACAGTGCCTTCGGCTTCAGTTACGACTTCTTCCTCTACTTTATAGGTGTGACCTGGTTTCATTTGTTTTGCATGGTCCATGCTACGGTAGCGACCAACTAATTTACCTTCTTTGTCATAAGCCTTAACTGCTTTGACTTCATTAACCTGTTCAACTTCCTCGCGCATTCCTGCTTCTCTTTCTGCGCCGAGTTTTGCAGCAACAGCCATCTCACGACGCTTTGCCATACTCTTACCCTTGAATTGCGGAGCCTTAGACTTATAGAAGTCCTTGACTACATCGCCCATCTTTGCTTTAACAAGATTAATTTTCTCATCAATCTGCTCTTCTTCCTTCACCATACCAGTGCGACGCTTTTCGCCTTCGATGTAGGAGTGTAGGCTTTCAACTTCAGATTGAACCTTGCTGAGTTTGTTTTGATACCACTCTTCAATCTCGCCACCCATGTCGATGAACTCAAGAATTTCTTTTGCAGCATATGCCATAAAGTGTAATTGAGTCTGAGCCATTTCTTTCTTTTCCATTGAGTCATCTTGCTCAACGACTTGCTCGACTTCTTCTTTCTTCATAGTCTTTTCCATAGATCTGTGAACTGCATCAACTTGACCTTTCATTGCTTTGCGAGCGGCACTACGAGCCATTCTGAAGCCCAATGGAAGTTTGCCTGCAGGACCTTTTGGCTTATCCTTTACTGGACCACCGAGTGCTGCTTCTGCTTCTTTCTTTGAGACTTCATCGATTTGAACTTCTTCATAGTTCATAGAATGTCTTTTATGTGACAGAGCACTCATGTCTGTCTTTAGTGGGCTTGATGGATTCAATTTCATATCTTTCGATGGATTCAATCCAGCTCCACGACCATATGATGTCGATCTGAGGCGGTCGACAATCTTCGTCGCTGCTTTTTTCTTTTCAGCATCTTTTGCAACTTTGCCGATTAATTGTGTTCTGTCCATTGCTTCTCCCAAACGACCTGCTTTAATTGAACCATATTTTTTAATGTGAGCAACAACATCTTTAGCTGTTTCTAAACCACCACCTAGTCCCTCGCCACTTTCACGACGACGGCGACCCATTTCACGAACACGATCTGATGATGCTTGAAGTGCTTTCTTAAATCTCATATCTGCGATTTTCTGCGCAGCAATTTTAGTGTCAGTTGCTTTCTTTAAACTCGTTGTGGCTTGTTTGGCAGAACGCTCACCACTCTCAATTCCACGAGACTTTAGGAAAGCCTGAAATTCTGGTTTTTTGCCATGCGCTTTCTTTAATTTTTCTTGGGCTTGCTTTGTTCCTTTATCAAACACTGCATGCCATCCTTTTGTTGCGTCTGCCATTTAGAATTCCTCGATCTTTATTTTTAGATCAGTATTCCCGCGCTTTATTCTATGAAAGGTTTTTGCAGGAATAAAAAACCGATCACCTTTATGTAACTTTCTTGGAAGTTTGTCGTCGAATTGAAATTCCCAACCACTACCTTCCAAAACTTCTATAAATCTTCCGTTTTCATCACGATGCCATACTAATTCATCTGTTAATACATTATGATCAAATGTGCGAATGAACGACCAATTATTTAGTTTTTCGTCAATGTATGGCTTATCTGCCATTTACCACCATGTTTTACCAGAGTTGCTGAAGAATCTTGGCCAACGGCAAGCCCAATAAGATCTAGAGGTTTTGTCCTTATTCGTCAAACAATGATGACGAGCGACAAAACTACGAGTTGCCGCAGGATCGTTAAATTTCTTGGTCATTCCAGATTGACTGAAATTGATTTTACGAACCCCATCACCTACACGAACATAGACAGCACCGCCACCATTCGAACGGAATGGTTTGCCGATGCCCTTACCACCAGTTGGATCGTCTGCTTCGTTTACAGGAACGCAGTTAGGGACCATTTTATCTCCCTTCTTCTTCATTCCTCTTTGAGTATAACCTTTCCAGCACTCCTCAAGACCTTCCTCGATTGGATAGTCTAGAACGACTGTTTGACCTTCGTATTCGGCAATCTCGCCGATATCTGAATTAAGCATATCTAACTCAAACTCGTCGGCTGGTTTATATGCGCCTTCTTTATGAAGACGCTTTGCTTCTTTGATCATTTCAAAGAACATAGAGGATCCTGGACGGAAAACATTTTCAGTAAACGAAACATTTTCCTTCAAGTGATACTCAATTGCAGATTGTATGCTGAGTTCTGGATCGGTTTCCTCTAGCGCATTAAATCTTGCTGTTACTGGTAATCCTTGTAAAGTATAGTCGTAATGATTTGGTCTCTTTAGTGCACCTTTTTTGTGCTTTGCTGTGAGCGTTGGTTCTGTTTCGACTCCATCGTCTTTGCCGTCTTTTTCTTTGGCTTCTTTTCTGAGTTCAGAGAATTTTCGAAGATTGCCGTTACTTCCGTCTCCATTCGACTCATTTGCTGATTCACATTCTCCGCAGCAGTTCGGTGTTCCACATTCTGTGTGCTCTTCATATTGCGATACAATGGATTTTCCTGGCTTTGCGACAACTGCCACAGGTTTCTTATTAGGGCTCTTAACTGGGAAAGCATCTACTGGTTCTCCTTGTCCTGGTGTCATGGCAATAGCATGCTTTCGGTATTCATCCGTGCCCACTAATTGCATTTCGAATAGTTCATTAATATCGGCATCTTCACGCAAATCTTTATCTGCTGTGTGATAAGTCTTACCCTTGTTGATGTAAGAGTTCACACGAGCATGACCCCACTGTTGTGGTGTAGTTCCTGGACGATGTCCAGAATTCCATGCAGCTACTCCGCGATTATAAACTTTGCGGAGTGTTCCAACAGAAATGCCAGTTTTCTTTGCTTTAGCAGCAATTGAATTATCGCCTTCTTCAATTGTTTCTTCTTGAACCTTAGAAGTGGCTAGTTGAATTTTGGCTTTTTCGAATGCTGCTCTTTCAGCATCGTTTAATTCTCTCTTTGCATTTACTGCAGTGATATTTCCACTTCTTGGAACACGGCGAATGGCTTCACCCATTGCAGCCTGATGTATATGACGATTTTGATGATGAAGAACACGATTATCACGAATTCTTCTTTCTCTTTCCATCTTTTTTTCTAGTTCTACATGATCTTCTGGTGTTGATGGAATCTTTTGCTCCATTTGCTTTAGCATATCATAGTAATTTGGCTTTTCCCAAAGATGCGCGAGAGCAATAATCTCTGCCGTCTTTTCATCATTTGTATGCTCTTTCTCAACCTGCTTACCCATTGTAAGTGCTTGAATAATCTCAGCAACAGAAACATTGTGCTTTGCTGCAATTGCCTCAACTGAGTGTGGCTTTTTCACATCAGCAGCCATCTGTTCACCCATCATCTTACGAACAGCAACTGTGTGCTTGCTTGGTTTCGTTTTTGCTGTGGCATCACCAGGAGCTGGCTCATATGCTCTTGGATCACTATCTGATAACTTTGATTTTTCTTTCCAGTGAGCTGCTCTAGCCTTTGCAGTAGATGGGCTCAATCCGCGGACATACTTCTTTGGAAGTCCAGATGCTTTATCTTTTGCGACTGGTGGAAAATACTTTTCTTTAATCACTGCAAAAGACTTTGGCTCAGGAGTTGACTTCATTTCAAGACCAAGACTTGTAACTCTTTCTAAGAGTTTTTCGATTTGATCAGCAAAGAAAACTTTCTCAAGTTCTGATGATTCGTTTAGATTGATTGAGTTATTGAAAACAAATGCTTCTGTTAATTTCGAAAGTTGTTCTGCTTTAAGAAACTTATCAATACGCTTTGATTCTGCCAATGGCTGTTCGCGATGTTCATTGCGCATGCGCGAGACTTTATTTGTAACAGATACATGAACGAAATCAAATGAATATCCTTCTAAGATATTTTGAATATCAGCAATCTTATCTGCATCAGAAACACCGTTGATTACGATGTGTTTATTTTGCTCTACTAATTCTGCAGCAGCACCATTGAGAATTTGATCTGCTTGAACTTCGGTCAAATCAAAACGAGAAAAGATGTTCTTAAGAACATAGTCCTTTCCGCTGCCTGGACCACCAAGTAGAAAAATGCCGATTGGGTTTGTTGATTCCATTTGCATACCTTTTTTTAATGCATCGTGTATTTCTGCACCAAGTTTTTTATCACTATATTTGTTTATAAACTCATCTCGTTTTCCAGCAGCAACTAATGCTCGATGCTTTGATGCAGATTCACCTTCTGCTCCCTCTGCATCTGGATCGCGATCTCCTGCTGATACAACATTTACTTTTTTGATTCCAGGAAACTCTTTCTTTCTGTATTTAGAAAGTAGTCCATGGAACTCTGCAACACGGTCTGAGCCAACGACCATTGTTACATTGGTGTGACCTTTCTTTTCTAGATGCTTCATCGCATCAATTGCAGTACGAACTTTTCCGCTTGAAACAATATTTGCATTTGGGAAAAGGCGACGCATAAATCCAACTTTCTCGCCATGAGCCAATGGATTCTTTTTTGCATCTTGAGAATGAGATGGAAAGATATAATGCGTACCGCCTGTCTTATCAGCATGCTGTTGCACTGCAGAAATTAATTTGCCATGACCGCCTTCAGTTGGAGCGTTAAATCTTCCAAATGTAAATGTTGCACTACTCATATTACACTTCTCTGCGCTTTCAATGCTGCTGATCTTTTACGATTGGCTTCTGTGAACTTACGAGGAACGAGTTTGATACCATTCGAAACAAACCCCTCTCCTGCTGCTTCTTCGTTATCGATATGATGGCGATATCCACCATGTGCTGTTTTAGACAATGCATCGGCGACAGCATAAGTGGCTTTTTGAATGTGGTGGTGTACATCAAAAGTGCGATCAAATTTACCGAGATTATCATTTACATGATTAATCGCAGCCTTCATTTCTTCAGCCTTTTGATTCTTCGCCTTTTCTGTCTTAACAGAATCGATTCGCTTCTGATGATACTTTTCTAAGAACTTTGTGTATCCCTTTGCGCTTGGCTTTTCGCCAGTATCAATCGTTGAGTTTGCATAACGATTAAGAGTTTCATCATGACCTTCGTGATGATCATGAGAGTGTTCTGATGCAAGTTTCTTTGCAGCAGCAATATGTTCGAGTGCTTTTCTTTTTGCCTCTGGGGAAATTTTTCTTTCCTCAGCAGAGATGCTATGATTCATCAGATGAACATCTGGATGATCTTTAAATTCGCTATGTTCAACGGGAGAAGCATTACCTGCTTTATCCAACTCAGAGTGTATTACAAGACTGACTCTTGACTTTGCGAGTTTCTTTCCCTCTGGAGAACTCTTTGGAACAGAGTATCGGATAGTGTTTGGTTGGTGTCCGATATGACCATCTTCCTCTGTTCTATTTTCTGGAGCAGAAAGATAGCCACCTTGATATTCCCCTGGACGATCTGGAAGAACCTTGTGAACATGATTTAGAATGTTCATCAATGGACCAGCAACATACGGTTTATTCGCGTATTGCTTCTTTATATCGTCGTGAGAGAAGTTATACTGTGCACCTGGACCTTTGTACTTCACTCCAACCTTTCCTTTTTCGTCCTTAATGACTTGAAAGGACATGCGGTCATCGATTTTCTTGGTTATTGGAGCGCGACCGCTGATGACTGATTGAAGTTTAGATAAAGCACCGCCGACTGCAGACTTCTTTGTATTAAAGGCAGACTCGGCTGGGTGTGGAAGGTGTTGTATTCCGCGAGCGAGTGCTTTTTGCTCTGTTAGAAACGGAATATACTGTTTGAAACCAAACATACTCTCTCCACACTGTGGGATTATAGTATATTTAGTTATTTTTAGCAGTTAAGATATTGTATATGATATCATCGACAGTTTGTTGGATCGTATACTCTGGTCGATATCCAAGTTCTCTTAACTTGGTATTATCCATGAAGAAAGAGCGAGAAGATTGAACCTTCTTGTGAAATTCTTTCTGTTCAATCGTACGCAGTTCAGAAGCCGAATCCATAGCATCTCGAGCGTAACGAACCACATCACGGAAGATTATTGGGTATCCGTTTCCGATGTTATAGATGGAGTTGAGTTCTCCATTGTTGACAACCAGATTGATTGCTCTAGCGCAATCGCGAACATCAATATAATCACGATAAAAATAACCACTATCATAGAGGTCGACGGGTCTGTTTGCAGCGATTTCGCCCAATAGATATTGGAGCGCGTTCTTCTTCGCAGATACCTTTTTATCTTCTGCACCCAATACATTTGCCAGCCTCAGTATGCGATAATTCAAATCAAATGTCTCGCAATAAGACATAAGCAATTGTTCAGCGCATCGTTTTGTAATCGAATAAAATCCCTTTGGATCACAAGAATCCGTTTCAGGAATACCACGAGAACCCTCGCCGAAGCCAGAATCCTTTCCGTAAACAAACCAAGAACTGATGAAATTAAAGCATCCTTTCTCACCAGTTTCTTTTATATATTTGCGATACTCGTCTAGAACCTTTACGAGAACAACGAGATTAGTATCAATATCCACCGTAGAACTGATATGTACATTATAGTTATCAACGGTACTAATAAAGTAAACGCAATCTGGTGTCCGTACTTGGTAGTTATCTCGATAATTCTTGATGTAACCATTTTTGGTTGTATTGCAGAATTGAGTTCCGACAAATCCGTATCCTCCAAAGATGTTTAGCATTCCCATTTTTGCATTACACTCTCATAGTATTCCCAAACCTTATCACCGTAATGCGGTGGGCATCCGACGAAGAATACATTGCTCAATGCCTTGTTCGCATTCGGATACTTGGCAGCATCATCTAGATGCTTATAGCCAGGATGTAAGAGAATGTTTCCAGCGAAGTAATTGCGCGTTTGAATCTTATTGGCTTCGCAGAATGCCTGGAGTTTTTCCTTGAGTTCAGGTGTGTCAGTGATCAACGGAACGCCGAACCATGATGGATCAGCCTTATCAAGATTACTAGCAACACGAACACCAGGAATATATTTCTCAAACATATCCTTGATTCGCTTGAAATTTGCTCGACGCTTCACATCAATCTCATCAATCTTCTTCAACTGCTCAATGCCAATCGCACCTTGAAGATCGAGCGGCTTGAGATTGTAGCCCATATTCGTGAAGAGATACTTGTGATCAATTATTCCATTATATCCTTCAAGCCATTTATCAAAGCGATTGCCACATGTTCCGCAAGCCAATAGATTAGCAGCACCAACGCAACGACAATCACGACCCCACCAGCTAATGCTGCGAGCGGTGTTGATGAGGTTTTCGTCGTTTGAGCAAACCATGCCACCTTCGCCCGTCGAAATGTGGTGAGCAGGATAGAAAGATGTTGTCCACGCATAATAGTAATCCGTTAGAAGTTTACCGTCCCAACGAGTTCCGAGTGAATCGCAGTTATCACCAATCAAATAAATGTCATTATCTTCACACATCTTCTTAATGCGATCCATATCTGGCGGATTGCCAAGAACAGGCGATACGAAAATAGCGACAGTCTTATCAGTAATCCACTTCTCAACTTGATTCAGATCAAAGTTGAGCGTGTCCATTTCAATATCAACAAAGACTGGAGACAAACCATTTTGAACCAATGGAGCAATTGTTGTTGGGAATCCAACTGGCGATACAATAACTTGATCACCATCTTTCCAACCTAAATGCTTCTTGAGTGCAGCAACCATTGTCAAGTTGGCTGATGAACCAGAGTTCACCATATGGCAATGCTTCACATTAAACTTGTGACCGAATGCCCACTGAAACTTACCAACCTGTTCACCAGAAACAAGCCATTTGCCTGTTAAGAATGCAGTGACGCCAGCAATAACTTCTTTCTCGTCCCAATATGGACCAGAATAGAATACTGTATCTTTACCAGGAGTAAACTCTTTACAGTTATAGGCATACTTTGGTGTACCAACAGCGGCAACCAACTCTTCAATCATTTGTTTTACATCACTCATAATGTTTCCTTAAATTGACTAATTCTTCTCAACAAAGCAAGTTTAACTGGGCTCATTTCTTCATAAGATGGAATGACACAATTAGATCGGCGAGCGACAGCAACAGTTTTAAACTCATCTGCCGTCCACCAATCACACTGCAGTTCCATCATCTCAGCAATTTCGTGTGTTGTTACTGAACCTTCATTCACAAGATTGTATGGTCCATTTGCACCAATTTCAATTAGATGCGCAGCATTCTCAACTGCCTCATCAATATCAGTAATAGAATTTAGACCACCCTCTACTAGTTTACCTGATTTTGAGTAATTATACAACTTTTGTAACAGATTCTTGGGGCTATGCGATCCATCAAATGGTAAACGAACTCGAAATATTAAACAGCGGTCTTTCAGCAAAAGATCCGAGACGCCTTTACTCACAGAATATGTGCTACCGAAGAAATTTGGATCAGCATAATCGTCCGTAATCTCTCCTTCGTAAATGCATCCGCTTGAGAAATGCGCAAATCTAATTTCAAGAGATTCACATAACTTTTGCAGAGTCACTGGAAAGATTGCATTACCTTCCATTGTTTCTGCTTTGACATCTTCACAAGCATCAACATTTGGATAACCTGTAACACCAGCGCAATTCACAACCCAGTCGTAATCGACTTTGTTGATCATTTCCTCTGCTTTATAGTGTGGACAGAGTGTAACCACATGTCCATTTACTACTAGTTGGTCGAACATCTTTCGACCAACCCAACCTCTACCGACGACTAATATATTCATGTTGTTGTAGTATTTTGCTCAAATACTTTCCATAATCAGATTTAGAATACTTCTCTGCCGAAGCGCGAACTTGATTCTCAGTGATCCATGCATTCTTAAATGCAATTTCCTCAGGACACGCAATCATCATTCCAGTTCTTCTTTGAACAGAGCCCACAAATACAGACGCTTCTGATAATGATTCAAAAGTGCCTGTATCAATCCACGCAATACCACGATTTAAATACTCAACTTTTACATCGTGATGCTTGAGATATAGATTATTAATGTCTGTAATCTCCAACTCACCGCGAGCAGATGGTTGAATCTGCCATGCATAGTCTACTACTTTATTGTCATAGAAGTAAAGCCCAGTGACGGCATAATTGCTTGGTGGATACTTTGGCTTTTCTAGAATGGCTTTTAGATCGCCCTTATCATCAAGTTCAACAACACCAAATCGTTCTGGATCAGAAACATGATAGGCGAACAATGTACACCCAACATTATTCCAAGTAGCAGAATTGAAACGATTGATCAATTCATTTCCGTAGAAAATATTGTCGCCAAGAATCAATGTAACATCATCTTTACCAATCCACTTTTCGCAGATACGAAAGCACTCAGCAATTCCTTTTGGCTCGTTTTGAATTGCATACGAAATACTAATTCCCCACTGAGAGCCATCACCACAAAGTCTCTTAAATGCTGCAGCATCATTTGGAGAATTGACAATCATAATATCGCGAATGCCAGCCATCATCAATGTAGACAATGGGTAATAAACTAGTGGCTTGTCATAGACAGGAAGCAATTGCTTCGATGTCACTTCAGTGCATGGATATAATCTTGTACCCATTCCACCTGATAGAATAATTCCCTTACGCATTATACCACTCCAAAGTTTTTCTTAGACCCTCCACAATTTTAGTATTTGCTTTCCAACCCAATTCCTTTTCAATTTTGGTTGAATCCATAGCATATCTAAAATCATGACCTTTACGATCAGTCACAAAATTAATCCAGTTTTGATACATATTCACAGGTTTACCCATGAGATCTAGAATCAATGTAACCATTTCAAGATTACTCATCTCATGACCACCGCCGATGTTATATCGCTCGCCTCGTTTAAAGTTTTGTCCAATTGCGAGTAATGCTTCACAATGATCATCAACAAAGATCCAATCACGAACATTCTGACCGTTCCCATAAACAGGAATTGGTGTATTGTTCTTGATGTGGCGAATTACCG